TTTTTGTGATTTTATTTTTGTAAATTTATTTTTGTGATTTTATTTTTGTAAATTTATTTTTGTGATTTTATTTTTGTAAATTTATTTTTGTGATTTTATTTTTGTAAATTTATTTTTGTAAATTTATTTTTGTGATTTTATTTTTGTAAATTTATTTTTGTGATTTTATTTTTGTAAATTTATTTTTGTGATTTTATAAATTTTCATAGACCATGATTTATTATTATTTCACTAATTATGAAATTTTATGTTTGTAAATTTATTTTTGTAAATTTATTTTTGTGATTTTATAAATTTTCATAGACCATGATTTATTATTATTTCACTAATTATGAAATTTTATGTTTGTAAATTTATGTTTGTAAATTTATGTTTGTAATTTATGTTTGTAAATTTATGTTTGTAAATTTTTGTGTGTAAATTTATATTTGTAAATTTATTAATTCTCATTGGATGTGATTTATTATTTTTTTACTTTACTAATTATGAAATTTTATTTTTGTGATTTTATAAATTCTCAATAGATATGATTTATTATTATTTTACTAATTATGAAATTTTATTTTTGTAATTTTATTAATTTTGATGATTTCTAAGAAAATAATTATTTATTTAATTTGTGTAATATTAAAAATAATAATTGACACAAATAATTTTACTAATAAAATTGACACAAATAATTTTACTAATAAAATTGACACAAATAATTTTACTAATAAAATTGACACAAATAATTTTACTAATAAAATTGTCACAAAAAATTTTACTAATAATGATAAATATATTATTTAACAAAAACTGCAGTTATAATAATACCCATAAAATTTTTTATATTTTTTTCATATCTTTTTAAGAATATTTTTAAATATTTAAAAATATTCTATATTAATATTTTTTATTATTAAGAAAGTATTAATAGAACCAAATAATATAATAACAATAGCAAATAAATTTATAAAATAATATAATATAATATAATGGCTGATATCGATGATTATAAAACAATCGCAACAATTCTTTTTATGTCTGTTATAATAGCAATGTTATTTATTATACCGGTTGATTGTTTTTGTTATTATTCTTGGTATAAAAATGACAATTATCTTATGGATTATCGTTTGTTTAGTATTATTACATTACCAATTTTAGCATGGTATTTTTACATGTCATATAATGCACTATTTAATAGTCCTGATAAAGACACAAGAATAAATAATCTAAAAAAAATCGGCATAATGTCTGCTGTTATAATTGCATGCGGTTCGTGTTATGGAATAATAAATAGTTATAAATTAATTTGAAGTAAAATAAATTAAATAAATTAAATAAATTAAGGAATATACAAATCATCGTCAGTGTCATTTTCATTTTCGTTCATGATGGCATTTGTTATAGTATTTGTTGGGATATATTGTTTAAGTAATCTATCTTCTTTTTCAATATATTCTGAATTTTTAATCATATCAATATCCATTTCAATTTCGGGATAACCTGTTCCGCCTTTAAAAACACCTCCAATATGTAAAATAGATGATACACTATTCATTTTATCAATTTCACCAAACACTGCAGATGACAAATAAATATCAACCGGTTTTTCCAATGACGCCTTTGTTAATGGGTCAATATTTGCTTTATTCATACCGTTTCTATCTGCAGAAATAACCATACCACCAAAACACATGATATCAACAAGAATTGAAATGTGTTGTGGATTCAAGCCAGTGTTACCGGCATTATCATATGCTTTCACAAATTCATTAATTAATCTGTTTCTCGCAAATTCAATTCCAAAAGTTTGATAAATTTGTAAGATATCATCGCTAAATGTTTTATAAGGATTAACACCTGTAATATATCTAATTTCTTTTAGATTAACGCCGGATGTAAAAATAACTTGTTCTTCACCAATTTTCATTCCGTCTTTGTCAAAAGCATCAATATATCTGTCTTTTGATATTACATTTATTCGTTCAATATTTTCAACACCTTTTAATTTAAATTTGTCTAACATATCAATAAAATCAATTAATGTTTTACGATTAAATAAATCAGCAATTTTAATTTTTTTCTTATTATCAATTTTAGTTGTGTCTTTAACATTGAAACGAATATGAATAATCGGCTGTTCATGATTATCAGTATTAGATAAAACCGCAAATGATGTAATTTTTTTTAATAATGATATTTTTTCTTTTTTTAGCATTGGCATTGAATGACGTTTTTCCCACCATAAACATAATCTAGATTTAATATCTAAAAGTGTAATATTTTTATCTAACATTTTTTCCTTATTAATTTCAATTCTAAATAACCATGGTAGATTATGTATAGATGCACTGCAACTATTTTTAGCAAGTTTTTTACTGTAAAAAACTTCTGTTATTCCATCTTTTGACATTATGCTATTTTTTTTATTTGGTTCAGCATCATAATAAACATCAAGTTTGCTTCGAATATCTCCTAATGTTGTTTTTTCTAAGTATGAACTAATTTTATGAGCAACATCACGAGAATTTTTATGCGTATCTTCAAGATATACAAACATTTGCGGGGTTTTTGGATTTTTAGATGCAGAAATTAATTCATTAATTCGTGGCACCCCACCGGATGAATGTGTAAGAGACGCAATACCCGCTAAGTGAAATTGGTTCATTGTCATTTGTGTGACTGCTTCACCCAAAGATTGTGCTGCAATAACACCAACCATGCTTCCTGCTTCAATAATATTGTCATTGAATGAATTTTTAATATTTTCAATGATTTCATTAAATTTTTCAAATGAATTATTATAAAGTGTAAGATATTTTTTTGGACTTAAAGCATCATACAAACATAAACGTAAAATAGTTTTAGCATAAAATTCATCTTCTTTTATATTGTCGCTAATTTTAGCATTTTTAGGGAGTTTAATTAATGGAGTATTTTCAATACTTAAAACTTCTTCTAATTTATTTAAAATATATTTTGGAGTTAATTTTGTATCTTTTGTATTATTTTTTTTAGTATTTTTTAAATTAGCGACAATTCTATTTAAATTAATAGCTAATTTATAATCAGTATTCATAGTAATATATTTTTGTGATGCTTTTACATAATTTATTCTTGCACTATCTCTCATATTAAGAATTTTATTTAATAACATTTCATTATCTTTTGCTGAAAAGTCATTAAATTCTTTTAATTCATCTGTATCAAATGAAAATAATTTTTTAATTGTTTCATTATTCATTTCTATCATGGATACATTGTATGTGTATTGCATTGTTGTATCATTGCCATTGCCACCATAAATTTGTTGAATAATTTGATTATTTGCAATGCGTACTGTTCCATCATATTTACACATAACATCTTCCATTGTTTTAACAAGTTTGCGCTGAGCATATCCTGATTCTGCAGTTTTTAATACTTTGACTACTACATCACCTCGCCCGGCTTTCATGTGAAAGCAAAATTCCGGATATGTTAAACCATTCATATAAGAATTATGACATAATCCACGAGCAACCGGGCTGTCGTCATTTTCATAAAAATAACACATTGAACGGTCAGCATAATTTTTGGGCATAATTCCACCTTCAAAAGATTGTTGCCCGACCGCACCAATCATTTGACCCAAATTATCGCTGCCACCTTTTGAACCAGATGACATCATAATATGAAAATTATTTTTCTTTGATATACTATTAATAACAATTTTAGAAACATCATCACGAACAATATTTGTATCTGAAAATAATTTTTTTTCAAAAGCAGATGTTGTCATGTATGATGGATTATTTTCAACATTTGTAATATCTATTTCAATTTTGTTCATTACATTTTCTAAATATTCATTAATTTGTGTTTTAATAAGTTCTGGTATTTTAGCATCACCAATGCCAACCGTAAAACCATTAATCAAATTAAAATTATTTACTAATTTTTGACAATCATTAATAAAAGTACATACTCTGTCTTCGCCGTATTCATCCCATATATATTGTAATAGACCATTATTAGATTTAGCAGCAATAAGAGATTTACTAATTTTGCCTTTTATTAAATTGCCTTCAATAATTTCAACATCTTTCATTTTCATTGATATTTTATTTGGTATAATCATACTGAATATTTCTTTTCCTGTGTATTCTTTATTTTTCTCTAATTTGTCATAATCATTGAATGTAGTATAACTTAATATATTCATTGTATTTTCCCATGATACTTTTGTGTTGTCATCTGTTAAATTATACGACCCCAATAATCCATCCTGCACTATACCGTAGATAGGCACTGAGCGCGAAGGAGTAATTAATTGTTTTCTTATATTTGCTATCTCAAGTAACTCTATTTTACTTTGTATCTTTTGTGGTACATGTATATTCATCTCATCCCCGTCGAACATTGGGACTGGGGGTTATTCATTATTCATTTAATGAACATCTAGTTTTGGGGGTGTTCATTAAATGAATTGAATACTTATGGTTTCCCATAAGATTGGACTATACCTTGAGCGCTAGTTAAAAAAACTAACACCTGTATCCGTCTAGTCTCTGAACCTTTTTCTGTATATTGGACCACAGAAACTTGGCTGCTGATTTCCCATTACTTTTAAGTTGTTGTTGTTATTTTTATTTTATTTTGTGAGCATTTTAATTTTATTTTATTTTGTGAGCATTTTTAATTTATTTTTAAGAGCACGAAAGAATATTTATAATTTTTATTATTATGAATTAAATTGATATGAATTTTTATGGGAGCACATAAAAATAAATATCAATAAAATTCATAATAATTCAATAAAATAATTACATTTTTAATTAAATTTATATTATATATCATCTATATTTCTAATAATAATAATTTCAATTTTTATTCATTATCTTCTTCATCACTATCCTCACTAGTTGTATTATCATCAATACTATCAAATGTTTCATCCGGGAATATTTGACGCTTGAAAATAATTAATTGTTGTTTTGCGAGTTTAAGTTTCTTTTTCATAGACATATTTTTATTTGCGAATGCTTTATTTAAAACTTTACCAGTCTTATCTTTAATATTTACTCGATAGCCCTTTGAATTGTCTTTATTATACATACATATGCCTTTAGGTAAATCTTTATTTTTTTCATTTCGTTCTACTTTTCGCTCTCTATTTGTTTTTGCTTTTCTATCCTCATATTTAGCCTTTTGCGTTTCGTCAGTTGGTTTATTATCTCCAATAAAAAAATTATATCCAAACTTTGGATCATGAGTTTTATATTTTTGTATATATTCTGTTTCTTTTATTTTTAATTCATCTTTTGAAAATACTCCAAGTGTTTCAACATTAAAATTATCTTTTCCATCAGTGCGAATCGCATTATAAAATGATGGACAATCATCAATATTATTTTTTGCTGATGTAAAATGATGTTCCCAACGCCCATATGCTCCTTGGCGTCGAATCGGCTGACAACCATTTTTTACATAAGAATATGCTTTACCAATATATGCTAAATTATTTTTCTTATTTGTTATTTTATAAATAACTCCGGTTGTTAAATTTTCTTTATGCTTTGATCCATCACTTAATATTGTTTCAACTTCATAAATGTCTTTTTCTTTATTATCTTTTTTATCGCGTTTGTCTTCTTGTGTCGCATTTGCTTTAATTACTTTTATTCCCAGTTCTTTTTGAACATGTGCGAGTTCTTTAATTGCATTTTCTAAATTTTCATCAAGTGTTATTAATGGATTTGCGAATGATTTAGTATGATGCGTGCCATCAGTATGTGTAAAACGATATTTATAACCTGCAATAGTATCAATACCTGATATATTATGATACACTACATGAATATTAGGGGACAATGCGTTTGCATCTTTATTATTTACTTTTAATATTCCTTTTGCTCCTCTCTTTCTATTTTCAACACTTATCGCATTTTCATAATGAATAACTCCATCATCGTCAATTGTATAATTATATCCAATTTTTGGATCATTTGAATTATATTTCTTAATATATTCTTTTACTTTATTTCGTGCTTCATCATAATTTGAAACTTCCATAATTTCACTTTTAAAATTTTCTGGACTACTTTCAGCAATCGCATTATGTAATGGATTTCTATCGTTTTTAAGATTTTTAGCACATGAAATATGTTTTTTCAATGCTCCTTTATGACTAAAATATGTAATACCATCTCTCGCTCTTATTTCAAATGATCGTGATTGACCAAAATAAATTTTATTATTTTTTGTATTAGTAAATCTATATATAACTGATGTATTTTCAGTTTCTATAACGTCTTTATTATTATAATCTTTGCTCATTTGTTTTTTAATATTCTTTTTTGTTTCTTGCTTATCATTAATAATATCATCTATATCTAAATCTTGTTCAATAGATTTCTTACTATTTTGAGTAGCCATATTCGATTTCATTGTGTGTAATTATAATATATAAGTTTTAATTATCAAAATATTTAAATTTCAATTTTTTTATTAATAAATAAATCAATAGTTCATATTTATATTTATAACTGGGTGCTCAATCCAATTACAAACATATTAATTATTTTTTATTTTTATTTTCGTTCATAATTGGGTGCTCAATCCAATCACAAACATATTATTTAATTTTAACAACAACTTATTAAGATATCTCATTCGTTATTTCCATACCTGTGGTTTTTCTCCGCAGCCATCAGTATTTCACAATACTAACTTGGAAGAATGAGTTTTAGGGGGTTCCAGCAATTTGAATACATCGCATTTTTTTAATTTAAAAAAAACACTAGATGGTTATATAACTGTTTCCAGTAGAAGATTTACACTGTTTATCTCAAAAGGATTTCTTCCAACCTTTTGAGCAGCCACCTGTTGCCAACCTTAACAAGGATGAGATGTTAGTTAATCGGCATTATATGGAGTTGTCACTGCGGGGGACAATCTAAATGTAAGTAATGAAGGGTCATTAATAACTTTAATTTTATGTCCCATCATGGATTGTTTATGCAATGATGGTTGTCTGTTAAGTAATACAATATCGTCGTCTTGTAAATGTCTTTCAACAATATCGCCAATTTGTAAAACTAATTCTTCTTTTTTATATTTCAAATAAATGGGTCTTGCATTTTCACTATCACTAATATATACATTATTTGCTCCGGGGTATTTGTCTGTTCCATTTTTAACTAATTCTGTTAATCTTTCAATATTATTTTTTGTGACTCTTTCTGGATATGTAATAGTCATTGCGATTCTTACTGGTACGCCGACACAATCAGCACCAATTGATGCATCTGAAGTAATAACTGTTCTTGCATTATGGTCGCCTCTTTTACCCATAATATTTTTTCTAATTCTTCCATGTTTTCCTTTTAATCTTTCAGTAATTGATTTAAATTGATTTCCTTTAGCATCATTTTTTGGATTTTGAATTAAATCTGGATTATAATATAATGCGGTTTGTAATTGTAAAAAATGTGAATAATGTTTTGAATGCTTTAATGAGTTATCAGTATTTGTTTCTTTATTTTTATTCATTCTAATATTTGCTCTTACAATTTCAGTTAATTTTCCAGTGAGACTATCTTCTGATGATGTGCCACCATTAAAAAATCCACGCATACTTGGTCGCACTGGTAGAGGGGGCACATGAAATACTTTATGAATCATACTACTTGGACGACTTCTTTGAGTATCCATACCTAAAATTTTACAATCTTCATCCGAAATATTATCTAAAATATTTGCGACTATTTCTGGTTTTAATTCAAATTTTTGTCTTTTTTCTGTTTTTTTATCATCATCAATACTGTCAAAAACTGAATATATTTCAATATCAGAAGTATTTTTTTTTATTTCAACCATTATTTTTGTTACTGTTGTTCCACATTCTTGATTTGGTTTCATACAAATTTTTGTTTTACTTGCCATTTCACGAATTTTTAAAAATCTATTTTTATTATTTTTTATTTTTAAAATTTGTTTAAATTTATCTGTATTTTTATCAACTAAAATATTAGAACAATTAAGACATACACAATCCAAAATTCCTTTAACATATGGAACAAATAAAATATTAAAAACTGGTTCAGCTAAATCAATGTGAGACGGATGACCAACACAATATTTTGTTTCAAAATTACATGTTGCACATGTTGAGAAAGTTGTTGCGCCCATTCTTGGATCTAATAAACCACCTAATTTTGGTTCTTGTTTATCATATAATTCTGGTATTTCAATACCATGGGTTCCTTTCATAGAACTCATTGCTCTAATTTGTTCTCCACTAAGAATATCAAATTTAATCCCTCTGATAGTTTTGATAATTGGATCATTATTAAAATATTCTTGCTTATCAGTCATAGTGATATTAATATAATATATTATTTATCCTGTAAAATATTTAAAAATCAATTTTTTTTGAATTAATATTATATAATGAATTGGGATGATTTAGAATTTGACATAGAGTTAAATTCTAATTATAACGATGTTCAAAATAATGTTATTATAAAATATGAGAAACCAAAAATAATAGTTGATTATATTACTGATTATTGTATTATAAATAAATGTAAAAATAATGATGAAATATTACGTTATCTATTTATCACAAATAAATTTCCATTAGAATATGATTTAACTACTTATATACAACGTTATAAATCTATATTTGGAGAAAGTAAAAAAATAAAATTAATAAAAATAAATGATTTATATTTTGTTAATGGTTATACCGTAGTTCCATTATTAAATAAATATGATAGATTAATATTAGAATATTATCATATTTGTAATTTACTTGATATTACAAAATATAAAAATGTTTTAATTTATCATGAATCACGTGCAAATTTTTTTAATGTATTAAAATTATATTTTCCAAAAATTGAAAGATTTTCTATAAAAACTGATTTAATATTTTTAAAAAATAATGAGTATGATGTAATTTTTAGTGGACCATATGATATTTTTGATAGTAAAACATGTGATTGGTTTTATCATAAAATAAATTATTATATCTTATTTTTAATGTATATTACAAAATATTCAAAAAATAATTCAATTTGTATAATAGCGTATGATTTAAAAAATTTTAATATTGATATTTTTAACCAAATATTAATATTATATAGTTGTTTTATGAAGATACGTATATTTTCTAATAAATTAATTGGTTTTGGTAAATGTTATATTTTAGGTTCAGATATTAATATAGATAAATTAAATAATTTTTACAAAAATAATAAAACAATATTTAATGTAAATAATTATGAAATGTCATTTGAACGAATTAATAATAAATGTATCAATAATAAAGCAATAATAATAGATATTAATTTAAAACTTGATTTTGATGATACATTTAAAAAGCAAATAGAAAAAATTAAAACTATATATCTCAATATAGATACAAAAATGAAAACAATTATTTTTGATACATCTATATCACCAAAAACAATAATAAAAAAAACATATAATACAATTTATAAATATATTATTGAAAAAAAAATTCCAATCAATCTAAATAATTATTATTTAGATAAACCAGATAAAATAATATTAAAACTTACTGATATTAATAAAATATATTTTCCAGATATTTTAAATGTTAATTTTAAAAAATTAAGATTAACGCCAAGTGCTCTTTATAGTGTCACTTATCCAAAAGAAGCAGAAAAAATAACAAATATAATTTATGATATTATTTGTATTAATAATATTAAAATAATAGATGCATGCGCAAATGTTGGCGGTAATACAATTAGTTTCGCTCAAAAATTTAAAAAAGTAATTTCAATTGAATTAGACAATAATATTTATAAAGCATTGAAAAAAAATATAAAACAATATAAATTTACAAATATTAAAACAAAAAATATGGATTGTTTAGAATATATAAAAAATCATAATTACGATGTTATATTTTTTGATCCACCGTGGGGCGGAAATTTAATATATTCACAAGAATCAATAATAATAAAATTATCTGGTATTGATATTAATATAATAATTGAAAATTTAATAAAAGAAAATAAAAAAGTATTTTTAAAAGTTCCATTAAATTTTCATTGTAATAATAATCTTAAGCAAAATCAAAAAGTATTTAAAATAAAAAATTATCAATTAATTTATTTTTACAATTAACTATAATTACATAATTAAGTTTGTGTTTGAGCTTGAAATTGAGAATGAAATGGCAGATTTTCTTTAATTGATTTTTTAAATTCGATATCGCCCATTGCTTTAAGTTTAATATATAATTCTTTATATGTTGCAGGATATGATACAAGTTCTAAATTTTGTTTAACAACAATTAATGCTTTAGTATTTATTCTATCTTTTACAATAAATACTGGTTCAAAATTTTTTACAAATTTATCATATATATCAAGTTTTTTTAATATTGTCGGTAATCTTTGTGAATATTCTGCTGGAGATACGAGATATAAAAAACTAAATTTTTCATTTTTACATTTATAAAAATTACAATTATATGTATATAATATATTTAGTTCGCGATATGTAATAGCATAAGTTTCTAAAATTTCACCTGGATATACAATTCTACCACGATTATTAAGTATAATTATAATGTTTTTTACTGTATCAAAAAATATATAATAAATATGTATATAATATTTTCGCATACTCTCATCTTTTTCTTTATCAAATGGTAACGGTAATTTTATTTCAATTGTTTCTATTAATTTTAAATTTTCAATATTATTGTATAAAAAATCTAAAAACATATATGGCATTTTATTATCATCAATTAAAATTACACCACTTATTAATTTTTCTGTTTTAGCAAAATTCATAACCATAATATTATTTTGTTCTATTGTCCATCTTAATACATCTGAAAATCCAAAATTTACATCACTATTAATTTTATATATATATGATACATCTTTAAATCCATATCTTTTTAATAAAAATGTATTACCAAAAACCAATGTTTTATTAGTGATATTTATTATACCATGATTTTTTTCTAAATTGTGAATATGTGATTGAGCATTTATATAAAGAAAATCTGCGATTAAGTCATATATTTCTTGATGTATTTTTAATTTATGAAATAATAATTCATAATTTGTGTTATTGTCATATTTTTCATTTTGTTGATAATATATTTTAAAATCAAAATCTTTAGGTTCATTAATATTTGTATCTTTAATATCTCGAATAATTTGAATATCATTAAAATTCGCAAGTGGATTTTGTTTTAAATAAAAATATACTTTACTAAAATTTTTTATTATATTTTTTGTATATTCTATTCTCTTTTTATAATCATTCTCAATAAAGCGTATAATAATATCATTAATTATAAATACATTTTCTTTTAATTTTGGGCGATATTCTAATGTTTGATCATATTCATAACTAGTTAAAAAAAGTACGATATATTGAATTGGTGTTGGCATAAATTTATAAATATAACTTCTTACACCAAATTCATAAGTATCAAGAATTTTAGCAATATCTTTATTATAAGTAAATTTTGATAAATCAACATCGCGTGTATAATCCGCAGATTTATCATATAAACTATTATGATTTGAATTTAAAAATAACTCAAATATTGGTTTCCAAAATGGTAGAATATTATGACTTGGCATATTTTTATATATTTTATAATGTTCATTATGATATGAAAATAATATTTCATATATTTTATTCATTGATGTTATTTCACTTATATTTGATATATAACTTTTTTGAATTAATCCTCTTAAACATGATTCGTTTGTTTCGCACTCATTTAATATTTTTAAATACTCATTTTTGATAACAATTAAATATTCTTTAACTGTTTTTTTTCCAGATTGTATAAATGATTTATGTAAAAAACTGTCAATATCATAATTAAAATTTCCAGAATTAACAAACGCACGATCATTCCAATTAATAGTTTTATTTTTAATAATTTCTATGTTGTCATAATCATCACAAAATTTATAATATATTAAATTAGAATGTGTGGTTTTGATTTTTGTTATATTTTTATTTAAATCTAAAACAAAATTCATCCAAAAATCAATTGTGTCAGCCTTATATAATTTTGGATAAAATAAATGATTATTTAAATTTGTTTGATGTGTTACATTAGTTTTTTTATTATTACTACCGGTGTCAAGTAAATATAATTTTTTTGAAATATAATAAAATAAATTACACAAATATATTAAATATTTATCTAAACTTTTTGAGTCTAAACTATCAAAATTTTGTGCCATTAGTTCATTATAATGTTCTTCAAGTTTAGTTTTATTATCTGCAATTATGGGGTTATCATATAATTTTTTTACTAATAAACTAATAAATTCTTTATCAGATAATACAATAGTATATGAAAGATTTATATTTTTATATTTTCTCAAACTATTAAATGTATAAAATATATATGTACGAGAATTTTTAATAGAATATCTATCATCCGGTGTATCTATTATTGATTTTAATAATGGGTCAAGTAAATCTGGTTGTGTTTGTTGTGTTTGTGTTTGTTGTGTTTGTATTTGTTGTGTTTGTTGTTTTTGTGTTAATGGTGATTTATGATGATTTATTTGGTATGTCATATTATCTCGTCTCCAATTTGGAACGTCCGCCCGATTTATAAATGAGTTAGACATTTTAGACATTTTATTATATATTCTATATATATACATAAAAAAATTGATTTTCAAAAACTAAATATATAGTAATTATATAAAGAAACAAAATGACAGATTCTTTTATTAGTTTAAATTTTGATGATGAAAAAAAAAGACTTACAATATTAACTAATTTATGCAGAATGTTAGTAAGAAGAGGTAATTTAAGTTTTGAGAAATATAAATTAACAAAAGATAAAAAAGAATATGAAAATCCAACATTAGTTCCGCCGAATAATAATATTGATAATGATTTATTTTTACAATTTATTAAGAAAAAAGATGATACATATACATATACAATAAAACTTGATGTACCATTTAAAGATGAAAGACAAGACAATAGTTCAGAATATAACGGTTCAATATTAATAATAAAAATAATTCCACAAGTAATTAAAGATATTGGTTCTAGTTCAATTGTTCTTGATTTTTTGAAATTATACAATAAAAATAAAAAAATAATTATTTTTGATGGTATGTCAGATAAAGTTCATAATTTATTAAGTAAAAAGAAAAATGTTGAAGTATTTGATAAAGATTATTTCATGATTGATATGATGTCAATGATATTTGCACCAATTAGTTGTAATTTAATATCACAACAAGATATTGCTCATATTATTGCTCCTAAATTACCTAAAATTTTTGAAAATGATCCATTAGTAAGATATTATAATGGGAAGAAAAATGGTTTAATTAAAATAATTAGACCAAGTTTAAATAATAGTATTGAAACTGTTTATAAAAAAATTATAGAATTTAAATCTGTATTTTAATTTATTATTAAGAATACAAAATTTTAATTTATTATTAAGAATATAAAATTTAAGTTTATTATTTAATATTATATTATGCCATATTTCAAAAATAAAGATATAAATTTATTATTTATACATATTCCAAAAACTGGTGGCACATCTATAGAACTGTATTTTTCAAATAAATATAATATTGTATTAAATGAAAAATCTTTATTTATGAATAAACATAAATTTGCAAATAAAATAAAAGTAAATTCAACATTTCAACATATGACATGGAGAACTATTTATAAATACAAAAAATATTTTAAAATTAATT